GCACATCATTATACAAGATACATTGGTGATCTTTCAGGTGGTCAGATTCTTAAAGGTATAGCAGAGAATGCATTACAACCACCTGACGGTGAAGGATTAAGATTCTATGACTTTCCTAGAATAGATAATGCTAAAGAATGGAAAGTGAAATATCGCTCAACACTAGATACATTAGAGTTAGATCAATCACAAGTTGATGCATTGATAGCAGAAGCTAATAATGCCTTTAGATTAAATATGCTTTTGTTTGATGAACTCAAAGGAAATGCAAGTAAATCATTGTTCAAAGTTATCGTTGGATTTGTTAAGTCTAAACTATCTGGAGGAAACAAATGAATAGTCTAATCGGTCAACTGGTTACTGTCAGAGATAACCACTGTACTATTGCTCCCAGTAGAGTCCTTAGTGGCGATGGGACAAAGTTCACGGTAATAAATCTTGACGGATTCAAGAGAGAGTGCTATTATAATGATATACTATATGTCTGGAAACCTTGAAATATAATGAAAACGAGATCCTCAAAGAGATCTCAGATTATATCAGTAGTACCTACAGTGCTCACTACAGTAAGAATGGGATTCAAACATTAGATCTCATTGATTCTGTTGGTGATGCTGAAGCATTCTGTAGGTCTAACATTTTGAAATATGCTTCACGTTATGATAGGAAGGGTACAGCACGTAAGGACATCATAAAGATTGCTCATTACGCTATTCTCCTTTGTCACTTTAGTGATAAGCAAGCTAAAGCAGACCAGATTAACGCTAACAACCCTACATCCTTTTCAGTAGATTATGACAAGTAAAGTTAAGTTAACAAAAGAAACGATTGGTGTATTAACCAACTTCGTAGATATCAATCAGTCTATTGTATTTCGTAAAGGTAATACAATTAAGACTATTAGTAATGCAGAGAATATCTTAGCAGAATATACATGCGAGGAAGATTTTCCGATAGATTTTGCTATCTATGATCTTGGTCAATTCTTAAAGAGTCTTGCACTTTTTGAGAATCCTTATCTTGAGTTTGACTCTGATGATTATGTTACTATCAGAGATAGACATAGATCAGTTCGTTATTATTTTTCAGATCCAGAGATTACATTGAAGTCAGCACCCGATAAGAGTGTTAACTTCCCAGATCCTGATTTGGAATTTACCATCACAAACGATGATATGGTTAGTCTCAGGAAAGCATCTATGGATGTTCTTCGTGTTCCTGATCTTACATTTGAATGTGCTAATGGTGATATCAGATTGGTTGTTCGAGATAGAGAGAATGATACTAGTAACAACTATAAGCAGAAGGTTCAAGGATCCTGTGAAGGAAACTTACAACTTGATGTTAAGGTAGAGAATCTTAGAATCATTGATCTCAATCGTGTTCTCAATAAAGATGAACCAGATGATAGTTATGTGTTTACAACTAGAGTATCTAACAAGCTTATCTCTGAGTGGACTAATGAGAAATTAAATCTTAAGTACTACATTGCATTGGAACCCTAATGCTATTACATCAAGTTTTCTTTTGCCCTATATTCACATTCAAATTTGAGAATCATAGTAACTATGATTTTCCTATGGTTGAGAAGATGGATAGGAAACCTGATGGATGGATTGAATCTGTCAATTCTACTTTTCCTAGAATATCAGATGATGATCCTGTAGTCTTTCGTGATGAAAGAAACAATCTCATGAGAGATTTGGGAGAGCAAATGAAAGATCTCTTTCAACAATATCAGTTACCAGATAAATTTAGTTTTGATCAGTTCTGGTATAACATCTATCATGAGTATCAAGGACAAGAACCACATACACATTTGAATGGATGCTTTAAGAGAACTCCTTACTGGTGTGGTATTTACTATTACAGAGGAGCAACTCCAACAACATTCTTCCGTCCAGATTGTAACAATCGAGTACATAAGTTTCCACATGCAAGTCCTATATTTCAAGAGTACTTTGCTGATAAGTTGAAACCTGATCTCAAGGATGGTGATGTGATACTTTTCCCACCGTACATACAGCATTGCGTAGAACCATGTAATAGTGCTACAATGCGTATGACCTTTTCATTTAACCTAGTATTAGATAATGAGTAAAGACTTTTTATGGGTCGAGAAATACCGTCCTTCTACAGTTAAGGATTGTATTTTACCTGATAGCATCAAGAATGTTTTTCAGGGTTTTGTAGAGCAGCGTGAGATCCCCAATCTTTTGTTGTCTGGATCTGCTGGTGTAGGTAAGACAACCATTGCTAAAGCTCTATGTGATGAGATAGGAGCATCTTACATTTTGATCAATGGATCAGATGAGGGTAGGTTCCTTGATACTGCTAGGAATAAGATAAGACAGTTTGCTACAACGGTCTCACTGACCTCTGGAACGTCCCACAAGGTCGTTATAATAGATGAGGCAGATAACACGACCAACGATGTTCAACTGTGTCTGAGGTCTGCTATAGAGGAGTATCATAATAATTGTAGATTTATTCTTACTTGTAACTTTGTCAATAAGATAATAGAACCTCTTCATTCACGTTGCACCGTGATAGATTTTCGTGTGAAGAATGGTCAGTCTGTACAATTACAAGGACAGTTTTTTGATCGTCTTAGAGGTATATTAAAAAAAGAAGATGTTACATTTGAAGATAAAGTTCTGGCTAAACTTATTACTAGGTATTATCCTGACTGGCGTAGGGTTATCAATGAGTGTCAACGCTATTCTGCTAGTGGAGCCATTGATGCAGCTATTCTTGCTGACGTTGCTGATATTAATTTTGATAGTTTGCTTTCGGCATTAAAGCAGAAAGATTTTAAGACTGTTAAGGGGTGGGTAGTTCAACATATGGACACTGATCCTACTACTATATTCCGTAAGATATATGACAGTACATATACTGTTTTAAAACCTGCTTCTATTCCAGAGGCAGTTCTTATAATAGCAAGATACATGAAAGATGCTACTATCGTTGCTGATCATGAGATTAATCTATTAGCATGTCTTACAGAAATTATGATGAGTTGTGAATTCAAATGAAAATTAGCAAAGAAGAATTAATGCATTGCCGTTTACAGGCATGGTTAAGAGAAAACAAATCTGATGATGTAGAATATCTTGGATATTATCCTGATATTTTATGTCAAGATCATCATTGGTATCGTATAGGAGAACATGAAGTTACTGCTGATGCCATTGAAGATATATCTTTAGTTGAAGAATAACTATGACTATTATGAAAAAATTAAAAAAAGAAAAATTAAGAAACCAAGTTAAGTCTAGATTTTATTATTTGTTTTGGGGTCTTGCAACTGTATCAGTATTTGTTGGTCAGTTATATGTCGGATCTGGATATAGATCTTACGCAGAATCTCTTAATAGAATATTTGATACAATTGAAGTAGAAGTTAATCGTCCTAGATTTTATTAATGAAAACTCTAAAGTCATTAAAGACACCACTCAGGTATCCTGGTGGTAAGTCAAGAGCTGTAGTAAAGATATTACAGTTTCTTCCAAATCTTAATGAATATAAAGAATATCGCGAACCATTTATAGGTGGTGGATCAGTAGCATTAGAAGTTACTAAACGGTATCCTCATATACAGGTTTGGGTTAATGATCTTTATGAACCACTCTGGAATTTTTGGAAAGAACTACAGCATAATGGAGAAGAACTTCAGAATATGTTGTTGGATATAAAATCTACATTTCCAGATAGGGATACTGCTAGAGATCTTTTTATAGAATCAAAAACTAAAATCAATGACAAAGAAAAAACTGACTTTGATAGGGCCTGCTCTTTTTATATCGTTAATAAGTGTTCCTTTAGTGGTCTTACTGAATCTTCATCATTCAGTCCACAAGCGTCGGAATCCAATTTTTCCGTCGCAGGAATTGAAAGACTTAACGAGTACTCCAAACTTATTGAAAACTGGATAATAACAAATCATTCTTATGAAAGATTGTTAGTTCATGACTGGGATAAGAAGGGTCATTTTGTATACATGGATCCACCATATGATATTAAAGATAATCTATATGGTAAGAAGGGTGGTATGCATAAAGGATTTGATCATGATAAGTTTGCTACTGATTGTGATGAGTACACTTCTAGAATGCTGATATCTTACAATTCAAGTCAACTTGTTAAGAATCGTTTCAAGGAGTGGACAGTTAAAGAATTTGCACATACTTATACCATGAGGAGCGTGGGGTGCTATAATAGAGATCAAGCAAAGAGGAAGGAACTAGTCCTATTAAATTATGAAGTGTGAAGTAAAACTATTTGTGGCAGGACAAGTCTTTAAGGAGGTTGTTCATGCACGTAACTACGATGAAGCAAGACAAGTTGCACTTGCTCGTAACCCAAATGCTAGAGTAGTATCTGTTAACGCATTATTCTCATGAAATCTTTAGAAGAAAAAATTAAAAATGCAGAGGATAGGATCAAAGAGTTGGAACTCTTGATCGAAGCTTGGAAAAAGAAATTAGAGGAGGATTTTAATGAGCAAAATTGACACTCAAGGGATGAGTGGTCCTGCCATTGAGGGTGGTAAGGATAACATATATCCACGTGATGAAAATGGTGAACCAATCTATCCACCGTTTAACCCTACACCATTACCTTTACTTGAACCTAAACTTAGAGAAGAACTCAAGGAGTTGATTAATGAAGTCCTTGATGAAAGAGAACTTCAGAAAAAACTTAATGGTCCTTATGATGTACCTGAATACACTTATCGTTTAGACGAGATACAAGAATGAGAACACAAAACAAGGAAAATTATTACTACATTTTCTGGGTTGTAGCAATGATTGCTTTCATAGTACCTCAAGTCTTTACTGCTATAGCATATCATAGGCTTGCAGATTTATTAACCAAACCCATACAAGTTGAGCACGTAAATGAATAGTATAGGATTAGAAATAGTATTCTGGACAACATTAACAATTTACTTGTTAGCTAAATTCGGAGTCTTTAAAAAATGAGACTAGGAGTTATGTGTTCTGGTGAAGGAACTAACTTCGAGAACATAGTTCACTCGTGTCCTAAACACGATGTTGTTTTGATGGTATATAATAAGAAGAACTGTGGTGCTGCAAAGAGAGCAGACAGATTGGATATTCCATCTGTTCGTATTGCTAGTAAGCATGAGGATGACATCATTAAAATATTTGAAGCATACAATGTTGATATAATTGTTATGGCAGGATGGATGAGAGTCATGACCAAGAAATTCTGTGATGCATTTCCTGGTAGAATAATTAATTTACATCCATCATTGTTACCTAAGTATAAGGGACTTCATGCTATTGAACAAGCAATCAAAGCAGGTGAAGAAACTACAGGATGTACTGTACATTTTGTTAACGAACACCTTGACTCAGGTGCTATAATAAAACAGCAGGAAGTACCAATTCTTCCTGGTGATGATGTTAAGTCTGTCACTAGGGCAGTACAACAATGTGAACATCAACTTTTACCTTTAGTACTAAACGCATTATGAAACCAAAAAAAGTATTACGTGCTATGCTAGAACAACCATGGCTGTATAATGAAGAAGAACTGAAAAAGATTCAGGATAAATTAGATGAACTTGAAGACGAAGGTGTTCAGGAATTGTGGCATCGTCGTACCACTATGGGATTCTCTAATAAACCTGAACAACTGAATGGATAAAGTGTGGAGGATATGGAAATACGCATTAGGAAGTTTTTCTGATGACAAGACAGAAAAATATGACAATTACGTGGTTGTGGTACGGACTATTATATTCATTTCTTATCTTGTTACTAACTGTTTTATTATTAGCGGAGTGATCCGTCACTGGAATAATGTACCAACTGAAAGATTACCTATACAGTCTGAACCAATCCAAAAAGAATATATTGGATGATGATTCTGTTGCTGTAAAAAAGTATCAACCTTATATTATTAATAAATGTTTATCATCATTTACTGATACTATTCTGTTAGTAAATGAAATGAATAAAGCGTGGCATCTACCTAAGAAGTTACAGTATGACTTTTTACTAAATAGTGTGAAACCAAGAAAGAGATTCTCTCCTTGGTCGAAAAAGGATTCTACTGAATACCTTGATGTAGTGAAAGAGTATTATGGTTATAATGATGATAAAGCTCTTCAAGCATTAAGAATTCTTACTAAGGATCAACTCGATAAGATTTCATATTCATTACGGAAAGGTGGCAATGAGCGTAGATCATGATATACAATGGAAACAAACTGATATGGTTGAGGTTTCCTTATCCGAACCAGATGACTTTTTAAAAGTCCGAGAAACATTAACAAGAATTGGAGTAGCATCCAGAAAAGAGAAGAAGATATATCAATCTTGTCATATACTACACAAGCAAGGTAAGTATTATATCGTACACTTCAAAGAATTATTTGCACTGGATGGTAAGAAGACTAACCTATCATCTAATGATGTACAACGTAGGAATCGTATAGTACAGTTACTTGTTGATTGGGGATTGATTAAAATTAATCCAATAAGTGAAGACAAGATTAAAGATCTTGCTCCATTGAATCAAATTAAAGTTCTTTCATTTAAAGAGAAGGGTGACTGGACTCTTGAATCCAAATATAATATTGGTAGAAAGAAACAAGAAGTAGAATAAACCGTATTCTAGTTTCATAGCAATGTGTTATAATTAGTTATGGATGCCTTCGGGATCCGCACAACACAAACTCGCTTATAAAAGGAGCTAAGAATCATGGGTAACAAAGACCTATCCCATTTCGTATGGGATCATTACACACCATTTTCTATTGGTTTTGATGAAACATTTCAGAGACTTGAGTCTATCGCAACAGCAGGAAGTAACTATCCACCTTACAACGTCATTAATGGACCTGATGGTAGAACCAGTTTGGAAATCGCTCTTGCTGGATTTTCAGGAGATGATATCGAAGTCTCAACAGAAAGGAATGTTCTAAACGTTTCAGCATATCCAAAGAAAGAGAAAGAACAGAATTATAAACATAGAGGTATAGCATCTAGATCATTCCAAAGGCAATGGCAGATGGGAGCAGACGTAGAAGTTAAGGAAGTAACATTCCAAGACGGTTTGCTTACTGTTGTACTAGAGAAGTATATACCTGAAGCACAGAAGAAAAAGCTTTGGTTCGGAAAAGAACTTAAGAAGCTTGACTCTTCTGTTTCTTAATGCTATAGTGTACACAGCGTGAATAAGATATGGCCTGTCAAGTAATAACCCTTAGAACTGGGGAACGTGTTATAACGGAACTCAAGGAAATATATGATGGAGAAGGGGATGATAAGAAGGGTGTATGTCTTCTTATGGAAGATCCATACGTCCTACACTTAGATACTCAAGAACCACAGTATCTCACTGAACAACTAGGTGCAGAATATAAGGTACGCTTTAGCAAGTGGAATCCTTATTCATCTGACTGGCAATTTAAGATGCCTTATGATGCAGTTATGACTATTAGCAATCCTGAACCAGGATTACAAACGTCATACGAACAAAAGATCAAAGAAAAACGTGAAGTTGAATTAGAAAGTTCATTAAAACTAACAAAGGAGATACATGACGGAACAAATTGAACTAAGGACTAATCATAATGTACGAGTAGTCACTCTCGACACCTCTGAGAGGGTTCTAACTATCTTTGGTGAAATACGCACTGAGGATGAAGAACAAAGGGTTATTGGTTACAGGCTTCTCTATCCTTATGCCTTATCGTTAGGTGAGGTTAATGATGATGGAACAATTCCTATTCGTTATGAGAGGTGGTGTCCATATAGTCCTGTGGAAGAACACAAAATCGGTGGAGAACATATCATTAGTGTTGTCCTACCCGATAATGGTATACTAGATAATTATGTAAATAGACTGAAACAAGTAGGTCTAACAGAAGAACAAATCTTTTTTGAGGTAAATAATGGAGGAGAATCAAGTCCTGAAGATGATGCTACTGAAGAACCAGTGGATACTGGCGAAGGTGGAGGAGATTGAAGGAGCACAATTTGGTGATCCTGATTGCATTCTAGTAGAACCAATGTTATGGGATGGTGGACAGTTAAAAGACTGGCTACCATTTGCGGATGAAAAGGAGACAATTGTCCGTTCTTCTGATATAATAACATTTGTAGAACCTGGTAAGGAGACCCTTTCCAAGTACTACAGTTACACACCAGAAGTGTTGAGTGAATGAAGTTCTACACAAGCGTTGAACAAGCTGGCAATCGTTTGCTAGTGCGTGGTTATGATAATGGTAACAGATATAGCGTGAGGGTTCCTTTCAACCCCACGCTATATTTGCCTTCTAAGAATTATTCTGAGTGGAGGACATTAGATAATAAACCAGTAGAACCACATCAGTTTGGTTCTATAACTGAAGCAAGAGAATTTGTAAAACAGTATAAGGAAGTTCCTAATTTTGAGATACATGGAAACACAAGGTTCCTGTATCAGTATATGGCAACGGAACATCCAGAGGAGCATATTAAGTTTGATACCTCAAAGATTCGTGTCTTTACAATTGACATTGAGACAGCAGCAGAGAATGGATTTCCTGATATAGAATCAGCAGACCAAGAGATATTAGCGATCAGTATTAAGGATTCCTTTACTGGTCGCATTACTGTCTGGGGTGCTAGACCTTTTGACAATAAAGATTCTGAAGTTGATTACATGCACTTCAGATCAGAAGAAGGAATGCTTAATGCCTTTCTAGGTTATTGGCAGGACAATTATCCTGACGTAGTTACAGGATGGAATGTACAGTTATTCGATATGCCGTACATTGCTAATCGTGTAGAAAGAATATTGGGAGAGAAGGCAGTTAAACTTCTTTCTCCATGGAGATTAGTATCTAAGAGAGAGATCTTTATTAAAGGTCGTAAGCAATGGGCGGTAGATACACTTGGTATATCTACATTAGATTATCTTGATTTGTATAGGAAGTTTACTTATCAGAATCAAGAGAGTTATAGACTTGATCACATTTGTATGGTTGAACTTGGAGCGAGAAAGTTAGATCACTCTGAGTTTGATACATTCAAAGAGTTCTATGAGAATGACTGGCAGAAATTTATTGAGTACAACATCCATGACGTTAGGTTGGTGGATAAACTTGATGATAAGATGAAGTTACTTGACCTAGCATTTACTATGGCATATGATGCTAAGGTTAATTATGAAGATGTGTTTAGTCAGGTTCGTATGTGGGATAACTACATATACCACGAACTAACTAAACGTAAGATAGCAATTCCTCCTAAGAAGGAAGCAACGAAAGACTCACAGTATGCAGGAGCTTATGTCAAGGAACCGAAACCAGGACGCTATGATTGGGTTGTTAATTTTGATCTCAATAGCCTCTATCCTCATCTTATTATGCAATACAATATCTCACCAGAGACCCTCTGGGAGACTAGACACAGTAGTGCCAATGTTGAAGGGATCTTAAAGAAAGAGGTAGAGATTGATGGGACTTATGCAGTTTGTGCGAATGGAGCTCAATATCGGAAGGATGTACGAGGATTCCTTCCTGAACTTATGGATAAGATGTATGAAGAGAGGGTCATCTTTAAGAAGAAGATGCTTAAAGCAAAGCAGGATTACGAAAAGAAACCTTCTAATGAACTCATTAAAGAGATCGCTAGATGTAACAACATCCAAATGGCAAAGAAGATATCTCTTAATAGTGCTTATGGTGCTATCGGTAATGAGCACTTCAGGTATTATAGGTTAGCAAATGCTGAGGCTATTACGTTATCAGGTCAAGTCTCAATTAGATGGATTGAGAACAAGATGAATGGTTATCTAAATAGATTGCTATCTACAGATAAGGTAGATTATGTCATTGCATCTGACACTGACTCAATATATCTTAATCTCGGACCTGTTGTTGATAAATTTTTTGGTAATAAGTCTAGTGATAAGATTCGGATCGTGGAGCTACTTGACAAGATCTGCAAAGATAAGTTGGAACCGTTCATTGATGCCTCGTATCAGGAGCTTGCAACGTATGTATCGGCGTATGATCAAAAAATGATCATGAAGCGAGAGAACATTGCTGATCGTGGAATATGGACTGCCAAGAAGAGATACATATTAAATGTATGGGACTCAGAAGGAGTCAGGTATAAAGAACCCAAGATGAAAATTATGGGGTTGGAAACAGCGAGGTCATCAACACCTCAATACTTTAGGGATAAATTATATGCAGCTTTCAAGATCATTATCGGCAAAACAAATGATGAACTTATCTCTTTTATCAATGATGTCAGAACAGAAACCAGAGAACGACCTTATGAGGAAGTCGCATTCCCACGAGGCGTTAACAACCTTGAAAAGTATCGCCACAGAACTAACATCTATACAGAAAGGACACCGATCCATGTAAGAGGTGCTTTACTATACAACCATTATGTTAAAAAACATAAGATAGAAAATAAACATCCCCTGATACAGGAGGGTGAGAAGATTAAGTTTATGTACCTTAAGACACCTAATCCAATACATGAAGATGTAATTAGTTTCTTTGGGGATCTCCCTGAAGAGTTTGGTCTTGAGAAGTATGTTGACTATAAAACACAATTTGAGAAGAGTTTCTTGAATCCATTAATAAATGTGCTAGACTGTGTAGGTTGGACGCACGAGAAAAAAATCACACTAGGGAGTTTCTTTTAATGAGTAAAACAGTTTGGACTGTCACTTATCAAGATGCTCAAGTTGAAGCACTTGAAGCAGAACAGATAAGGGTTTTTGAAGAAAAGATAACAGCAGAAGCTTATGCTAAGCTCTTGTCGAAAGACCATGACTATGTTAGAATGTACGAAAGTGAGGTAAATGAATGGCGACGTTCTTAGATAATGTAATTAAAGATAGTGGAAATGAATTTGCTAGCCTCGTCAGCGATGGAGTCGCTGCTGGAGATACATCCAGTTTTGTTGATACTGGTAGCTATATTTTCAACGCTGTCGTTAGTGGTTCTCTATTCGGGGGAATCCCTTCTAATAAAGTCACAGCACTCGCAGGAGAATCCTCAACAGGAAAGACTTTCTTTGCACTCAGTGTTGTACGTAACTTTCTTGATAACCATAGCAACGGTGGGGTTATTTATTTTGAGTCTGAATCTGCTCTCAGCAAGGACATCATTGAGTCTAGGGGAATTGATTCCAGTCGTATGGTAATTTTCCCTGTTGCTACGATAGAAGAGTTCAGGACTCAAGCAACGAGGATCGTTGACAAATATATGAAAGAACCAAAGGAGCAGCGTCAACCATTGATGTTTGTTCTTGACAGTCTTGGTATGTTGAGTACATCAAAGGAGATGGAAGACATCTCTAATGATAAACAGGTCAGAGATATGACCAAATCACAGTTGATCAAGGGTGCTTTTAGAGTACTGACCTTGAAACTAGGACAGGCAGGGATACCCATGCTTGTCACTAATCACACATATGATGTGATTGGAAGCTATGTGCCAGCTAAAGAAATGGGCGGTGGTAGTGGACTAAAGTATGCTGCATCGACTATAATATACCTATCCAAATCGAAAGAGAAGGATGGTACTGAACTGGTGGGTAACATCATTAAGTGCGAAGCAAAAAAATCTAGATTTACACAGGAGGGTTCTAAAGTTGCTACCAGATTATACTTTGACGAACGTGGACTTGACCGCTATTATGGACTCTTGGAGCTTGGTGAGAAGTACGGAGTATTCAATAGGGTGGGCAACCGTATCAAAATTGGTGGTGCTAATGTTTACCCTAAATCTATACTCTCTGATCCTACAAAATACTTCACAGAGGAAGTGATGGCAAAACTAGAAGAAGCAGCACGAACGGAATATAGTTATGGCAACTGAACGTATTGAACTAACAATACTAAGAAACTTATTATTCACAGAGGAGTACTACCGTAAAGTAGTACCCTTTCTTAAAGCTGATTACTTTCAAGAACATGATGAAAAAATAATCTTTGAAGAGATTCAAGATTTTTCTGGAAAGTATGACAAGGTTCCAACACAAGAAGTTCTTTTAATAAATCTACAAAATCGTACAGATCTTACAGAAGAATCCTTCAACAACGCTGTTGCAACTGTAAAGAGTTTAACTGATGAATGGGTTGACTTTGATTGGGTCTTAGATGCCACAGAAAAGTGGTGTCAGGATCGTGCTATATACTTGGCGTTGATGCAATCAATAAAGATTGCTGACGGTGGAGACAGCAAGTTGGACAAGGGTGCTATTCCTAGCATCCTTCAGGATGCTTTGGCTGTCTCTTTTGATGAACACATCGGACATGATTACATTGAACAATCAAAAGATAGATATGAATTTTACCACAAGGTCGAGGAAAAAATTCCGTTTGATCTGGAAAAGTTTAACTATATTACGAAAGGTGGGATCCCTAACAAGACTCTTAATATCGCTCTTGCTGGTACAGGTGTCGGGAAAAGTTTATTCATGTGCCATATGGCTAGCTCCGTCTTGTTGCAAGGACGGAACGTATTATACATTACATGCGAAATGGCAGAGGAGAAAATTGCAGAGCGAATTGATGCAAATCTTCTCAATGTAAATATAAGGGACATTCCAGAACTTCCAGAAGTTATATACAACTCCAAAGTCCAAGAGATTACTCGTAAGACTCAGGGTAAGTTGATTATAAAAGAGTACCCTACAGCATCTGCACATGCAGGTCATTTTAAGGCACTCTTATCTGATCTATCTTTAAAGAAAAGTTTCAAACCCGATATAATCTTTGTAGATTACTTAAATATATGTGCAAGCGTGAGGTATAAAGGTGCTATTGTTAACTCGTATACGTATGTTAAGGCGATTGCGGAGGAGCTTCGCGGTCTTGCTGTGGAACACAACTTACCTATTGTTTCAGCTACTCAAACTACTAGGAGTGGTTATGGCAATAGTGATCCTGACCTTACCGATACTTCTGAGTCTTTTGGTCTCCCTGCCACTGCTGATCTTATGTTTGCCCTTATCAGTACTGAGGAACTTGAACAACAAGGTAGGATTATGGTTAAACAACTCAAAAACAGGTACAACGACCCGACCTCATCTAGAAAGTTTATGGTAGGTATTGACAGATCTAAGATGAGGTTGTATGATGTTGCTGATAGTACATCTGTTATTGATGTAGAAGAAGAGGAGATGCCTCAGTTCTCTGAGACACAAAACCGATTATCTAAATTTGCTGAATGGAACGTATAAACTATGACTAATAATGTTGACTTTGATAAGTACTCTCATTTCGTGGATGCTGTCACAAGCGATAGTTCTAAGGATTTTGTCAGTCTTGCTGACCGTCTGGGTGAACTTGACAGACAAGGTGCAAATATTGAACGTCTTACCACTGCTGGCGTTGGGCTTGCTGCTGAGTCTGGAGAGTTTCTGGAGATCGTTAAAAAAATGGTATTTCAGGGAAAGCCTTGGAACAACGATAACAGAGAGCATCTTATTATTGAGTTGGGTGATGTTATGTGGTATGTGGCACAAGCTTGTATGGCTTTGGACGTATCTTTCGACGACGTTGTGCGAGGTAATGTTAAGAAACTAGAGAAGAGATATCCTGGTGGAAAATTTAGTGTAGAGAAATCTGAAGTAAGAGCAAAGGGGGATCGTTGATGCCATTAACAGGTCAAGTAGAAGAGTCTCTTAGAGAGGCTCAAGCATGTTTAAAGAATGCACTTGCATTTGCAGCACGTAATGAGAAACCATATATTAGTAAGCATATTGCTTCGTACTTATTTGATATAGATAATCTTATAGCAGTAAATGATATGCTAGAAGTATTAGATGAGGAGTTAGAATCTAAATAGTCAAAGGATATACCTTTGATTGATGGCTTTTAATAACATCCATACAAATCAACAAATTAAAAATGGATTCCCTGCTGGTAGGGGAGGGAAATTTTCTAGAGATAGGTGGACTAGAATTGCTCAGATGACTGGTAATTATAACCAGTGGTTCTTGGAAGAAAATTTTAGGACTCCTAATTTTGCTGGCAAACAAAATAAAATAAAGATGATAAAGATAAAATGTCCTCAACATATTGTGGATTCTATAAATCTTCTTTATAATAAGGATGTTAGATGGAAAAAGTTTTTGCCTGGTGGCACTAGTCAAAATACCAATACTAAATTTGAAGCATATAAAGGTGCAGCAAAACCTCCTTCTGAGGGTGATTTATATGTTGATACAATGTGGCCATGGACTAGTGAGTGGCAACCAAGTGACAATACTAGAAGAGATGTAAAGGAAAGATATCAGATAATAAGATTTATAGCAAGCGGTAAGACAGAAGGTAGTGCAAAAGTTTCTGCTGCTGCTATGACAAAATTACAAGAGACTGGTTCTGCTATTGTTTTTAGACATGTTATTATAGGCAATCTTAAAAATCCTAAGAATGCAATAGACATTGCAAATCATAAACCATGTAGGGAAGAGTTAGATCGTGAATGGCAATCAGTAGCAGGAGTTCCATGTGACATGGGATGGATAGAGAACTTCTTTAAACAACAGAAAGCATTGTTGGCAGCTCTTGCTTCATGCTCAGGTAGTAATCAATTTGAAGAGTTTCAACGTGATGGTGATTTCATGAAGTTTATCACCGATGAATGGATAGGTTCCAAAAATCCTTCAGGAATTAAAGGAAAAGATAATTGGAACCCTGCTGATATATGGTTGATAAAAAATCAGAATCAACATATCAGAACTCTTAGATCTCTAATGAGTTCACCTGCTACTGGAAGTACAAGTTTTAGAAAGAGATTGTTTGCATCAAAGATAGATCAGTTTAATGCTAAGATGAGACAGTTGTTTAAGGACAAAGAGATCTGGGGAGTATCTTTGAAGTTGGTTACTCAGAAAGAAGCGAAGTGGGAATTTGTAAACGTTGATGATGCTTACTTTGCATCACTAGAGAGTAAACAATTTAAGTTAGGTACTGGATCTTATAAACCAGTATGCAAATTATCTACAGAAACTAAAGAAGGTGCTGAGATATTTACTACTCAGGATAGTATTCTTTGGGTTGTTGATGGTGACGCACAGTATAAGTTTCAGGTTAAAGCAAACACTAGTACTAAGAGAGATAATTTAAAATATGAAGCAACTCAAAAAGGATTTGGTGCTGCTAGATTAGGTAAGGCAACAGCAGAATATGTTGAAGGACTTATTACAGCATATAGATCTAGACATTTTAATCCAAAATACAAAGATTTTGAGAAATCAAACTCAGAATATCCTTATACTGGTGATGAATTTTTAGAATGGAAAGATAAGATTACTGAAATGGCAACGTTCCTTGACAAACAAGGAGTTGATTTAGATGGAGTTAAACCAGAAGATGCTTACAATAGAATAATGGGAGCACAAGTAAATACTCCTCATGTTGCCAATAGTAAAGTCATGCAAATGGCATGGTTATGTACTATACTTTCTATTCATAAGGATGGTGATGATAATATTAATGAGTTTCTTACTGACTTAGTGTTTATGTCTAAGAAAGAAGGTAAACAATATGGTCCTTTTTTAAAGTTGTACTGATGTCTAAGAATACTCACCTAGAACACTTAGAAGATAGCATCTTAATTGATGGTACAGCAGGTGCTAAGGATGCTTTTGTATTCTTAGATGATCTTGCACGATCATTTAGTGGTAATACTAGCAGTAACTTTACTGTTACTACAAAATGGGATGGTGCTCCTGCTATATTCTGTGGATTATATCCAGGAACAAATTCTTTTTTTGTTGGTACTAAGTCAGTCTTTAATAAGGATGCAAAGATTAACTATACTAATGAAGATATTGAACGTAATCATGGACATGCTCCAGGACTAGTAAAGAAATTAAAAGATGCTTTAAAGTATCTACCTAAACTAGGTATTACTGGTGTTGCACAGGGAGATTTGTTATTCACTGATGATAAGGGAACAGATATAATAAATGGTGTCAGTAATATAACTTTCAAACCTAATACTATTACATATTCTGTTGCTAAAGGAGATGCTTTATACAACAAAGTTAAGGCAGCAAAGATAGGAGTAGTATTTCATACATTTTATGAAGGACGTAGTATTGAATTTTTAAGTGCTAAGTTTGGATTTGATATATCTAAATTAAAAGAGCATGATGATATATTAGTTCTCAGTGCAGAGACAGGAGAACTTGGTAACGATACTTTATTAACACAAGGAGAGAAGAATATTTTAATTGGGTTAAAGCAAAAGAGTACTAGACTTGTTAATAGTGCTTCTCCATTTTTAGATATTGTTTCTGAACAGATTAAAGCAAACGATCAATTAACTGTTGGACCTAAGTTGAAGGTATTTTTTAATAAGTATATTAGAGATGCAGTTGCTGTTCCTGCTGGTAATTTATTTGTAAAACAATTTACAACTTATTGGGAGGGAGAACTAGGTAAGGCAGTTGGTAAACTAAAGACACCTAAAGCAAAGGCAGCAAAGCTTCAGAAGATGTACGATGGACTTGATATAATTGAAAAGAATAAATCATCCTTAGCTAGTGCTGTTGATCTTTATAAAATCATACAAAATTCTAAGTCAATTTTTATTAAGAAATTAGAGAAAGGAGAAAGATTTGGTACGTATCTCAGAACTGAGGATGGACTTGAGATGACATCTCCAGAAGGATATGTTATAATAAGGGACGGTACACACGCTCGTAAATTAGTAGAACGTGCTAGATTTAGTGCTGCTAACTTCAAGAAGGATACTCTTCCAACTAAGAAATGGGTGGAAGGTGATGCAAAGTAAACGAATAGTGTTTACATTTGGTAGATTTAATCCACCAACTACAGGACACTTGAAACTTATAGAAGCAGTGGCTAAAGAGGCAGGACAAAAAGATGATTATCGTATTGTTCCTAGCAGATCATTCAAAGCTGATAAGAACCCATTGAAAATTGATATTAAACTTGCATGGATGAAGAAGATGTTTCCTAAACATGCAGATAATATTATAAGTACTCCAGATCTTAATGTTATTATTAAGGTCATGCAATCTTTTCAGGGAATACCTCCTGATGGTTATACTGATGTGTGTATGATTGTTGGATCTGATAGAGTTCAGGACTTTACTACCTTATTAAACAAGTATAATAGAGATCCTAATGATCCAGATAAGACAGTAGAATATGCTTTTAAAAGTATAGAGGTTAAGTCAGCAGGAGAACGAGATCCTGATAATGATAATGATGTTTCTGGTATGTCTGCTAGTAAAATGAGAGGATATGCTAAAGCTGGTAAGTGGGGAGAATTTCAAAATGCTCTTACTGGATTACTAAGTGCAGATGATGCAGCAAAACTTATGAGAGATGTTCGTAAAGGTCAAGGTTTATGAAAGACTTTAAGAAACTACGTGAACAAGCACTACGACAGCACTACCGTAAGAAGGAAGTGTTTGTTGAGGGTGACTATGTAATGAATGCCAACACAGGACAGAAAGGTAAGATTCATAGGTCAGGTGTGAACTATGTTATCTGTGTCACTGAGAGTGGTGAGATGTTTCGTGCATGGGTAAAGGATATTAGAGCTATAAATAGAAATTGATGAGTATAAAAATGACAATGAAGTACCAAGATCCTGTTAATACTGTCCAGTTTGAGGATGAGTATGCAAAGAATCTCATGAAGATGTATGAAAATTGGATGGATGGAGACACTTTTCAAGGAACTGAAATGCCATCTGCTGATCAATTAGCAGAAGAACCTTTCTCTGGAATGGATCCTCAGTCTAATGGTGCAGAAATAGAAGATACTACAAAGAAAAAGAAAAAAATAGAGAAAGGAACTTATCTTGGTAAGAATGAAACTGCCCCTAGTTATGATTCAGATGGATATGCAGAGGAAGTTGAAGAAAGAGAAGAGTATGAATTAAATGGTGAGACATATGTTATAGAAAAGATTAAAGGAAAAGGTTGGCAGAAAGGATATAAAAAGAGTAAGAGTAAGGGTTATTAGAATGAAATCCTACTCTCAATTCCTAGAAGAATCTAAAAAGAAGAAAGAGAAACGTAAACCTACGGTTGAAGTTATGCCTACCATTAAAGATGGAGAGAAAGGTATGACTACTAAACCAGATAATAGCTAATGAAGGAACCGTTACACAGATTACCACTTGATGAGTGGTTTGACGATGTACCACACCCTTACGATGAATGGCCTATGGCAACAGATAAAACCCCAGTTGAAAGACTACACGATGATATGAGAAAAGAATACGAAAATCCTAGACCAGAAGAAGATATAGCAGATGATATAACCATGCATGAGAAGATGTATCGGATTGCAACATCAAGATATAATCCCTTTTCAGTAGGAGGATCAGAGAATTGTCACTCGGATGTTGAGTGTAATATTGGAGGGTCTGAGAACTTACATAAATAAACTTACTTACATCATATCATCATGATTAATTTTTTAATGCCTATCGCGATCAGTATCATCAACAAAGCAGTTGATAAGATACCTGATGACTTAGACTCAGTAATAAAAGATTTTGTAATTAAGTTGCTTAAGAAAGCAGCTGCTAAAACAGAGAATAAACTAGATGATGAACTAGTTGCTGCTGTAGCAAAGGCGTTACTAGAGTCTTAAGATTATAAATAAACCTTAGAACTATACCTTGACCAGGAAAAAAAGATGGCTGTTTTTGGAACTACGGATGCTGCTGCATTCTCAAACACAGTTGCTGTCACTCAAAACGACGCAACAGTAACAAAGAACGCTGCCGACACAGTAGTTGGTGGTGATGTACTTGAAATTGATGGTGTTAATTACATCGTTAAGACTATAACAAGTACAACAAGTATTGAATTACACAAAGTATATGCAGGAGCTACTAATAATACTCTTGCTGCTGCTAAAGTAATCAAGCGTACACCTCCAAGAGCAGTTGCGGAATTCGTTATACTGGGTGGTGATAGTAACAGTTATGACCTTGTGTTTGCTGACGCAACAGAAGGTTCTCTTGCTGAGAACAAATCACGTGGTATAAACGGACCTGGTTGGTGGCAGTATCGTTCCTTTACGGATCATGCTGGTAACACACGCCATAAAGCTGAATGTATAGCAGCAGTCACAGTTGCATCTAGTGTATCTGGTGACCTTGCTGATGATACTATCGCTGCTGATGTTGCATCTGCTGTAACTATCACTGGACAACCTGGTAATTCTTCTTCTAGTTCTGGTGCTGGAACATTCGCAGTTACTACAAGTACAACTGGTACACCTGGAACACTTGCTTATGTTTGGCAACGTCAGAAGGCAGGTACTAAGCGTTGGGTTAACATCACTGCTAACCTTGACACAGGTATCACATACGCTGATTTCGCTACTGCAACTCTTGCATACAGTGGACTTGCTAATGATACATTAGATGGTCAAAACTATAGAGTTAAGATCACATCTGCTAATGGTACAGAAGAAGTTATCTCTAATGGAGCAGGAACCTTAACATTCTCATCATAATGTAAATGAACATTCGTGAACTGGACCATGAAAATTGGTTATTCTTTGCTATTCAAAATTATAACAACCCATCATCAGTAACATACTCAGACTTTGAAGAGGACTTAAAGAGATTTAAGTACATCAAAAGACTCTTGAGACGTTACAAGATGACGAATGAGTTAAAAACTCATCTTATACTAAATCATGTTATAGTTCTATATAATGTGTTTGGTGACGCAGCAACTCCGTTGTTGTTTTATAAAGTAGAAGCAACTTATTGGTCTATAATCAAGGCTTTCATGTTGTTTCTCGATAGATTACCACCTGAACTTAATGAGGAAGTTGATACAGAATGTCTAAAGCAATTGAATCTAATATAGATGAAGAAATTAACTCTGCTGGTGACGGCAGTGGTGTTGCTTTGCCTCCTGCTTTTGTAATTGTCCAACCCAGAGTTCATCGTCGCATGAAGAAGAACAATGGTGATAAGGTAGATGGTCGTACATCAGGTGCAAAAGCTCTCTTTACACGTATACAAAAAAGAAAAATGAAAGAACAAGTTGAAGAAAAAATAATTCCTGAGGCTGTTTCGTCTGAGACTGAGAGAGCACAGAAACAAATTGCCCAGAAGAAAAAGTTGGGTCGTTCTAAGGAGCTTCAAAAGAAACGTAAGGAAGCAAAAGAAAAAATGCAGAGTAAGACTAAGGAAATGGATATCCTTATGAAGGCTCGCATGTCAGATTTTAAAAAGAAAGCACAAGATCAAACAAAAAAATTGAAGAGAGATCATGTAGAACCTACAGGTAATAATATTATGGAAAATCATAATGATGTTGTTCAAGTTGCTTTAGATGTTGCAACTAGTGAACTATCAAATGCACCAGAGTCATTTGCTAAGATTCAATTTAGCGATGGTGGAGTACAGAATTTAGATAACTTCTCTGCCAAGAGAATTGCTGCTGTATATGGACAGTTAGATGACACTCACAAGCAACAGTTTCAGTATATGCTGAACAAAGATGCTGCTACTTATCAGAGTGCTTTGGATTTTGCTATACGCCACGTTTAAGTAGAGGGTAGTATGGCTGAGGGTATTAACACCGCTATTCTTGAGCGGCTGGAGAAAGTAGTTAATACTCTCCAAGAAAATTCTATAAAGATGGGGCAGCTTCTTGCTGTCCACAATGAGAAATTAGATAAACAAGATCAAATTGATGGTGTTTTGTTCGAGAAGATTGATAGTCTTCATAGAGCACTTGATAGAGAAACAGAGTTAATTAAAAAGGGGTGTGAGCGTGACATCAGAAAAGTCGATGACCGTCTTAGAGTCATGGAAAAGAAAATGTGGTCTATTTTTGGTGCTCTTTCTATTATATCTTTCCTCGTTAGTCCAGTCGGACAAAAAATCATTAGACCGATATTTGAATCGTCACAAGCAGGATTGACAAATCCACAAAAAACTACTATGATATACCCATCACAAGTCTCGTAGGGGTGAATGTCCTATATTGATGGGAATTACATAAACAGAATATCTTCGCGTTTGACTCTTTTTAAACAAAAGAAGTCGAACCTTTTTAATTTTAGGTGTCCTTACTGTGGAGACTCGCAGAAGCATAAGAATAAGGCACGAGGATATCTGTTTGAGATGAAGAGTGGATATGTATTCAAGTGTCACAACTGTGGTCTTGGTAGAACATTCTCAAACTTCTTAAAAGACCAAGATCGTATTCTCTATGATCAATATATCATGGAGAAATTTTCTCATGGACAGACAGGTAAGGGTACAACTACAAAAAATCCAGACTTTAAATTTACTCCTCCAGTTTTTAAAAAATCTGACATAGATCTAGAAAAAATCTCAGATCTAAATAAAGAACATCCAGCAAGAAAATATCTTGAAGACAGAAAAATCAAAGACTTAGACTACTTCTATTATTGTCCCAAATTTAAAGCATGGACTAACAAACAGAAGAAAACCTTTGACAATCTGAGACAAGACGGTCCTCGAATTATAATACCTTTCAGGGATAAAGACGGTAACCTCTTCGGATATCAAGGCAGATCGCTAGCCCCTACGGCAAAGATGAGATACATTACGATCATGCTTGATGAAGACAAACCTAAAATCTTTGGACAGGATAGAATAAATTATGAAGAACCGATTTACATTGTTGAAGGACCGTTTGACAGTACCTTCATTCAGAATTCCGTTGCGATGGCTGGGTCTGATGTTGATATTCGGACGT